TAAATAATGAATAAAGTGGAGTTTATATTATGTCAGACTATTTGTGGGTTGAAAAATACCGACCAAAAACAATTGATGATTGTATCCTATCACAGGATATAAAAGAAACTTTTAAAGAGTTTTTAAATCAAAAAGAAATCCCTAATTTACTATTATCTGGTACAGCCGGTACTGGTAAGACCACAGTTGCACGAGCATTATGTGAACAATTAGGTAGTGATTATATTATCATTAACGGTTCAGATGAAGGCCGACAAATTGATACTTTGAGAACAAAGATTAAAAACTTTGCCTCTACTGTATCATTAACCGAAGACGCCAATCATAAAGTTGTAATTATAGACGAAGCAGATTATATGAACGCTGATAGTGTTCAACCTGCTTTGCGTAATTTTATTGAAACCTTTTATAATAATTGTCGTTTCATATTTACTTGTAATTACAAAAACAAAATCATTCCTGCATTACATAGTCGTTGTACTGTAGTTGATTTTACTATTAAGAATGGTCAAAAGGTCAAAACTGCTAAGTCTTTTATGGAAAGAATGTCTAATGTTTTAACAGATGAAAACATTGAGTTTGATAAAAAGGTTTTAGCTGAGTTAATTCAGAAATATTATCCAGACTTCCGTAGAACTATTAACGAACTTCAACGATATTCAGTTAGAGGTAAGATTGATAGTGGAATCCTATATAGTTTATCTGAAGCGAATAATAAAGAATTAGTCAAACTTCTAAAAGAAAAGAAGTTTACTGATATGCGAAAATGGGTTGTTCAAAATATTGATAAAGAACCACAGGCTTTGTTTAGAGGTATCTATGATACTCTTTATGAAAGTTTAGATGCAAAATCAGTACCACAATCAGTATTAATTATTGCAGGTTATCAATACAAGGCAGCCTTTGTTGCCGACCAAGAAATAAATATGGTCGCTTGCTTGACAGAAATTATGGCGAGTTGCAAATTTAAATGACAATAAGCGGGTGTAGCTCAGTAGTAGAGCATTTCGTTGCCAACGAAAGGGTCGCAGGTGCGAATCCTGTCACCCGCTCCAAATTTGCCCCTTTAGCTCATCTGGTAGAGCAACTGATTTGTAATCAGTAGGTGGTCTGTTCGAGTCGGACAAGGGGCACCATTGAGGTTATATTATGTATGAATTAAAAGATTATTTGAACGCAATCAACTTTGAAAAGACGCCACTACTTGATAGTGACGATTTAACATGGGAGAAGAAATACCCACCTTATATCATTAACAAGTGTTTATCTATGCACTACGATACCATTGCTCAGGCTAACGAGATGAATGGTTATCACTTCTTAGACAAAAAGTTACAATTCCACTTTTACATAAATAGTATCCGTAAGAAAAAGCGATTTGGTGGCAAGTGGTTATCACAGGCCAAATTGAAAAACCTAGAGTATGTAAAAGAGTATTATGGTTACAGTAATGAAAAAGCTAAAGAAGCTCTCAGCATACTAAATGAACAACAGATTAATGAGATTAAATTAACACTTGAAAAAGGTGGGAGAACAAAAAAATGAGTGAAGAAATTTCATGGTCGCCTGAGAGTATGCTAGAAGTAACTATCAAACAACCAGACGACTTCTTAAAAGTAAGAGAAACATTAACAAGGATTGGTGTTGCTAGTCGTAAAGACAAGACACTATATCAATCTTGCCATATTTTACACAAACAAGGTAAATACTATATTGTACATTTCAAAGAGTTATTTGCTTTAGACGGTAAAAAGGCAACCTTAGTTGAGAACGATATTCAAAGAAGAAACACAATTGCGATATTGTTACAAGACTGGAACTTAATTGATATTGTAAAATCCGAAGATGCTGAGAACAAGGCACCATTAAGTCAAATTAAAGTATTACCTTTCAAAGAAAAGAAAGAGTGGAACTTGGCTGCCAAATATAATATTGGTAAGAAAGTCGAAGAAAAAGATGGCGAGTAAATGCAGGTTCCTAAGTTTAAAGATTTCTTAACAGAAGCAAAAGAGGAAAAAGACTTTCTCAGGTTACTGATTATTACAGACGAACCTGAAGAAGCTAAAACCTTTCATACGGCTGACCGTTTAAGAGAAGAATGTGATAAGTTAAAATACCCACATTATCTCTTTAAATTAAGTGGTGGCTATACCACATTTGAAGATGGTATTCGTAGATTTCATAACAAAGACGATAAGAAAGGTTTTGAAATTACCACAGATACCGTTGCTGTTATTCGTGGTTCAATTACACGAAAAGACAGTTGGTTAGACTTTGTTTCTATATTAGAAAGAGCTAATGTTTGTGTAGTAAATGGCAGACAATCTATTTCTGTATGTGCTGACAAATATAGAACTTCATTAAGACTTGCAGATTATGGTTTAACAGAACCAAAAACAATTTTAATTAACGACCCCGAAAACTCAGTTGAACTTATTAATAATGCTGGTTTAAAATTTCCAATTATTCTAAAAACACTTAGAGGCAGTAAAGGTGTTGGTGTATTATTTGTTGAAAGTGAAAAAGCATTAGATAGTATTGTTCAATTAGTACATAAACAAGATGAAGATGCCGACTTATTAGCACAACAATATATTAAAACAGATTATGATGTAAGAGTCCATGTTTTAGGTGGCAAAGTAATTGCAGCTATGAAACGACCAGTTATTGAAGGTGATTTTAGGTCAAATGTATCACAAGGTTCTAAACCAGAAAATATTAAGTTAACAGAATTAGAAATAGAAGAATCATTAAAAGCTGCAAAAGCAGTAAATGGATTATGGGCTGCGGTTGATTTTATACCTAGTAAGAATAGAGAAAAAGAACCGCCATTTATGTTAGAGGTGAATTCATCACCTGGAACTGAAGGAATTGAAGATGCAACAAATAAGAATATATCTAACATTGTTATCAGCCACTTTGCTAATAAAAAGCATAGATACACAGTACCAACAGAATGTGGTTACAAAGAAGTGGTCACAATCAAACCTTTCGGAGAAATTATCGCTAAGTTTGATACAGGTAATTCTGGTATGCCAGTTATTCATGCTGACAGTTATAAGGTGGATGGTAAACAAATTAGATGGTCTCTTTTGGGGAAAACAATTACCTCCGATATTGTCAGAAAAGAAGAAATTTCAGTAGGCGGTTTAAGAGATTATGATGAAACAAGATATGTGGTCAAGCTAGATGTTGGTTTTGCTGGCGGACTATACAAAGATGTAGAATTTACTTTGGACGATAGAGATGAAAGAACTTTAATTCTATTAGACCGTGAATTTATGAATAAATTGAATGTTATGGTCAATCCCCAAAGAAAATATGTGATAACAACCAAATACAGCCTTGACTAATTGTCAAAGTTGTGTTATATTATAACTAAAGGAGTAAATTATGTCAGAAGTGAGAATAGTAAGGCTGATTACAGGCGAAGATGTAATCGGCAAAATCGAAAAAGATACAGTTGGTAATTACACACTAACAAAATCTTTTACAATCATTCCAACACAATCAGCACCTGGTCAACCTGTTCAATTGATGATGACGCCTTATATGCCGTTTTCAGAAGATGAAACAATTACCATTTCGGCTGATAAAGTTGTTACTAATGTGAAACCTAAAAAAGATATTTTAAATTCTTATCAGGCTAACACAAGTAAAATTTTAACACCAAATAAAGAACTTATAACCGAATCAAAATTACCTAAACTGTAATGGTCACAGTTTATTTTGTCAGAAACGGCTCTAAGATTAGAGTAGAAGTGCCTGAAGGTAATACTTTAATGGAAGCGGCTAAGTTTTTTTCTTCCGTTCCTATTGAAGAAATACCGGCAACCTGTGGTGGTTGTTGTGCGTGTGCTACTTGTCATGTGTTTGTTGATGATACATGGCTTGACAAAGTTGGCAAAATAGACTATAATACACCAGAATTATCTTTATTGGAATATCAACACGACTTTAAAGAAGGCAAAAGTAGATTGGCTTGTCAAATTGAATTGAAGCCAGAACATGATGGATTAATAGTACACTTGAGGAATGATGAACTTTTATAAGAATGTAATTGAACATAGAGGCAAACTACTTGTTAGAGGCATACATGATGGCCAAGAATATAAAGAAAAGATAGACTTTGGTCCTACTTTGTATGCTTTGACACAAGAGCATTCTGTCTATAAAACACTACAAGGTCAAAATCTGAAACCAATTGAGTTTACAGATATTATGGCTGCTCGTAAGTTTCGTAAAGAAGTTGCTACGGCAAATTCTCCTATCTATGGTTTAGAAAGATACCATTATCAATATATTGGTCAGGAACATCCTGAAGATATTGAATGGGACAAAGACTTAATTAAAATCTTTACACTTGATATTGAAACAACTTGTGAAAATGGTTTTCCAGATGTAGAAAATCCTATTGAAGAAATTATTTGTCTTACTGTAAAAAATCAATCAAACAAATCTATCATTACTTGGGGTGTCGGCAACTATCATACAGATAGAACAGATGTAACTTATGTAAAATGTAAGAACGAAAAAGAACTCATGTTTGAGTTTATGAAGTTTTGGATTAAAAATCATCCAGATATTATTACTGGTTGGAATACAAAATTTTTTGATTTACCATATCTAATTAACAGAATTAAATTAGTTGCAGGTGAAAAAGTAGCAAATCGTATTTCGCCTTGGAATCTAATCAATCGTATGGAAATCAATGTACAAGGCCGTACACAAACTGTTTATGATGTTTATGGTATTGCAATGTTAGATTACCTTGACTTGTACAAATGGTTTATTCCAACAAGACAAGAAAGTTATAAACTTGACTTTATCGGTGAGTTAGAACTTGGTAAAAACAAGAATGAAAATCCATTTGACACATTTAAAGATTTTTATACAAAAGACTTTCAAAAGTTTGTAGATTATAACATACAAGATGTAGAGATTGTTGATGGTTTAGAAGATAAACTTGGCTTGATTGAGTTGAGTCTGACCGTTGCATATGAATCAAAAGTAAACTATGATGATATATTCTCACAAGTTAGAGTATGGGACACATTGATTGCAAACCATTTAATGCAAAAGAATATATGTGTACCTCCAAGAGAAGAACATAGTAAAGAAACAAAATATGAAGGCGCTTATGTAAAAGACCCTATTCCTGGTGGCCATGATTGGATTGTTTCATTTGATATTAACTCTCTATATCCACATATTATTATTCAATACAATATTTCACCTGAAAAGATTTTAGGTTCATCATCACATGGTATCAATGTCGATAAAATGATTGATATGAAAATACCTCTAAACTATTTAAAAACTGAAGGCGCTTGTGTCACACCAAACGGTGCGAAGTTTAAAAATGATAGTCAAGGTTTTCTACCTGAAATGATGGAGAAGATGTACAATGAACGAGTGATTTACAA